GTCCAAGCGTGGATGCGCCGCGGCTGGATCAACGGAGGGGAGTTCGTGGCCGGCGAGTTCCGCCGCATGTCCATCCCTGCCGTGGCCATCCGCGAGGCCCGCGAGAAGAGCCGCGAATGAAGCGCTCGAAGAAGTGGCGCACGGCCAGGGTGCCTCGCCGGCTGGCCCGTGAGCGCTGGGACGCCGCGATCAGGGAGACAGTCAACGAGCTACTGCACGCCGGGATTGCCATCCAGACCAGGCCGGGCCCGCTGCATTGGTTGAGCCGGGGCTCTAGCTTGACACCGGCAAGTGCCGATGATTCTATCACTGGCGCGGGGCGCGTGGTGCTCCCCGAGAAAGCGATAGAAGATGAGAACGCAAACGATCGTCCGCTGTGAAGTCTGTTCCCGTGAGTTCGACGCCGAAGCGCCCGAGCGCATCAACGGCCGCTGCGAGTGTGGCTCCTCGCACTGGTCGCCGGTGTTCGACGATGCCCTGACGTTCGAGGACATCGAACGTGGCGTCCACACCATGCGCCTGGCCCACGCCGCGGTCCTCGCTTCCAACGTGGTGACCCCGTGACAGACACCGTCAGGCAGGCAATCGCCATCCTCGACGACGCGCGCACGCTACTCGAGAAGGGCTGGACAAGTTGCGCACTCGCGCGCGACGAGCAGGGGATCCCGTGCGATCCGAAAGACACGCGGGCCGTGTGCTGGTGCGTGACCGGCGCACTTCTCGCGTCTGTGGACGCACCTCCCGATCTCATCGAGCGCATCATCGCAGGCCGTGCCTCCGACGCTGATCGCCTCGCACTCGGGGAGGCTTTCGCGTTGGTGCGACGCACGCTCCAAGCCGCCAACGGCGGATACGCGCTGGTGTTCTACAACGACACCCTGCTCGGAAAGCGCAAGTGCCGCGAGGAGGCCAAGGTCGAGTTGTTCAACTGGATCGGACGTGCCATGGCCGTGCTCAAGGCAGGTGCCTCTTGAAGCCTGCCATCCGTTCCGCGGCGCTGCCGCTGAGTGACGACTCGATCGCGCGTCTCGACCAGTGGTGCATGGGCCCGGAGATGGGCACACCCGACCCGATCACGCCGCACGTCAAGGCGCTCGTCGCCGAGGTGATGTCGTTGCGATCGCACCTGGCCGCGATGCGCGAGATGCCGCGTCTCAAGCACGAGGACCTGCGCATGGTCGCTGGCTGGAACGCCGACACCGAGCACTGGCTCCTCAAGACAACGAAGCAGGGCTATCGCATCTACGACGAGAACGGGCTCGAGGTCGGCGACGTCTGGGGCGGTCCCGAGCGCCGTCCCGACGCCGAGCGCCTGGTGCTCGCGCCGCAAGCGATCGCGCTCCTGCGTCGCATCGCGTACTGGTCGATCGTGCAGCACCGCAAGGCGGAGGGCCGGCCCGGCCTCCCCGGGCCGCTGCACGCTGCCGTGTCGTCGTTCCTGATGGCGATGGCCGATCCGAACGTCGAGCGCGAGTACGGGCCGCGCAGCGATGGCTGGGCCCAAGAGCGCCCCACGCCGGCCAAGTGGCTGCCGGCGCCGGAAGGGGGCGACTGATGGGCAGCACACCGAGGAAGACCGTGCTCGTGCGGTTCATCGACGTTGGGCGCAACAAACGCACGTTCGAGGTCGAAGTGGTCGAGATGCGCGAGGCTCCCGGCATCCCGACCGAGAATGGCCTAGTGACCGCGCTGAGGAAGAGCCACGCTCTCATGTCGAGGGACCTGGACGTGTCCATCGACGGCACGAGCGGGCTGTGCTTCGCGGGGATGCGTCCCGTGGGCCGGTGGGAGGTGGTCAATGCCGCTGGAGCTTGAGGACCCCCGAGCGTTCCCGGTCATGTCGCACACTCGGGCGTTCCAGTTCGCCGATCCGGCCACGGTGCAGGCCGCGTACATGTCGATCCGGCAAGCACTCAACGCGCACTCGACGAAGAGCCTGCGCGCGTTGCGCTGGTCGTTGGATTCGCTGCTGATGGTCCATTTCCGTGCGGACGGCGCGACCCTCCTCCAATGGGCCGAGATGCGACCCGGTGACGAGGTCCGCCTCGTGCGCCAGCAGCCAGGCAAGGGCGATCTGTGGATCATGGAGTGGCACCGGATCACGTCCGTGGCCACGTACCGCTGCGAGAACGGGCTGGCCGAGACGTACGGGCTCGTGGGGCTCTTCGCTGCGTTCGGGCCCGTGCCGCCGTGGCACAAGGACTTCGAGGAGTCGATGCGCTACTCCCTGAAGTGTGGTGTCTGGAATGACATCCCCGGCGCCCTGAGCCCGCGAACCGTGGACGGCGAGACGGTCGCCCGTTGACAGGAGGGGCCGGCGTGGGCGAGATGGAGGCGTGGCAACGCGCAATCCCGTCTACCCCTCGCCGGCCAACCCTTCCACCCTGACCCAGATGGACGCGGGCGCCGGGGACACGCTCCCCTCCGCGCTCCTCGAGGCCGACGTCGTGCGCACCACGGGCGCACAAGCGATCACGGGCGTCAAGACGCTCACCACGCCGGTCATCGCCAACATGTCCGGTGCGCAGCACACCCACCTCGATGCGGCCGGCGGGGGCCTGCTGAACCCCGCGGCCATCTCGCCGCGCCCGGCCTACCCCCTGGCCGTCGCCCTGGCCGACTCGGCCGCGCTGGCCAACTCCGCGGCCGAGACCGCGATCGGCTCGACCGCGCTCCCCGCGAACACCCTGATCGCCGGCCGCGTCCTCCGCGTTCGGGCCCTTGGGCGGGCCTCCTCGCTCGCCGGCTCGAGCCTGACCCTCAAGGTCAAGGTCAACGGCGTCGTCGTGCGCAACCTCGGCGCCGTGGTCATGGGAGCCGTCGCCGGCGTGCCGTTCGCGCTCGACGTCCTCCTGACCTGCCGCACGGCCGGCGCCGCGGGCGTCGTGCAGGGCGCGGGCGGGGGCTCGCTGAACCTCGTGCCGGTCCAGCCGATCGCCACGCTGCCGGTCGTCGACACGACCATCCTCGGCACCGTCGAGGTCACGGGCACCTGGTCGCTGGCCGACCCGGGCAACACGTGCGTCCTCGAGACCTTCCTCGTGGAGCTCGAGGGATGAGCGCCCTGGGCGTGGTCGTGAGCCTGCCCGCGGGCCTCGCGGCCTTCTGCCCGGTCAACGAGCAGGGGTTCGTGGAGGTGTTGACCACCACGGGCCAGCGTCTCCCCCTCGCCACGAACACGGGCCAGGGGCTCGAAACCGGCGCCCTGATCAAGCTGGTGCGCGCCGGCGGCGCTGTCGGGACCGTCGGAACGAGCATCGGCACCACGCGCGTCTCGCTCAACCCCGTGCGCGAGGCTGCTGCAGTCAGCATCGCCGACGGGCGCCAACGCGGGGTCCGTGGCCGCGCCACCGGAGTCTCCAGCACATGAACGAGGTCAAGCGCCACCGCGTCAACCAGGGCGAGAGCTGGTTCGACGTCATTCGCTGGGTCGCGCCGAACGGCGCCGTCATCACGCCGGCCGACGTGACCAACTGGTACGTGGTCGTCTTCCCCGTGGGCAGCGTCAGCGACGACACGCCGCTGTTCCAGACCGCGGCCGTGGCGCCCGTCGTGGGGCCGAGCGGGCCCTGGTTCAACACGCTCCAGGTGGACGGGTACGCGTTCGACGACGTGGGCTACAACTTCCGCTACTCGATCGGGCCCACGAACATCCCGACCGTCGGGGGCCAGGTGTACCGCTACGTCTACACCGCGACCACGGCCGCTTGGGGCAAGCGCGTCGAGGTGTTCGAGGTCGAGATGGTGCCCACCGGCATCGATCCGTGACCAAGAAGAAGCGCGCGCGCGCCCGACCCACGAAGACCGGGAAGGGCCCGGGCCAACACACCACGCTGGATGCCAAGGTGCAGGCCAAGCTCGAGGAGCTGCTGGCGGAGGGCCAGTTCGTCGAGACCGCGTGCGAGCTGGCCGGCGTGTCGAAGGCCAGCTTCTACCGCTGGATGGAGGCCGGCGAGCAGGAGGACGGGCCCCAGCCATACCGTGACTTCCGCAACGCCATTGAAAAGGCCCGTGCCAAGGCGGAGGCCGCGGCCGTGCGCACCGTGCGCGGCGCCCAGGTCCCGTGGATCCAGACCACCACCGTGGAGGGCACCGACAAGGATGGGAACCCGATCTCCCGCACGGAGACCAAGACCATGCCGGGCGAGTGGCAAGCCGCCGCCTGGTGGCTCGAGCGCACGTTCCCCAGCCGGTACGGCAAGCGCCAGACGCTCCACCACGAGGGCGACGTGCACATCAAGCGCGTCCTGCTGGGCCCGATGCCGGAGAAGGGGAAGCCGCCAGCATGAACGAGATCCCCGACTACGGCTGGTCCGACGATGAGTGCGTCATCAAACCGCCGACACCGCAGCCACCGGACCGACCCGGCTTCTGGTGGCGTCGCCGCTGGGACATCAAGCGCCTGCGCATCGGCGATTGCATCACCGCAAGCGGCGCGTGCCTCAAGCACGGCAACCCCTGGCCGAGTCGCCTGACGGGCCCGCAGCTGCCGTGCGTCGAGTGCGCAATGCAACGCCGCATCAAGGTCCCGATGGTTCGGCGCGTGAAGCCCCAGGCCAACCACGCGCGGAAGCTCGCGGCCATGATGAGCCCCGACGTTCTCGAGATGGAAGCGGCCCAGGTGGCGTACCTGATGGACAACGGAGGCACGCAAGGCATGTTCTGGGTCTGGCGTGTCGTGCAGATCGTGAGGGCAGCATGAGAGTGATGAGTCGCTTCTGTCCGACCTGCGAATGGTCGGAGGCTTCGATCGGGGATCGCGTGTGTCCGCGTTGCCGGCAGCCAATGGCCATCGACCCGATGACCGACTACGTCGACGTCGAGCCTGGGGTCGAGGTGACGACGCACCCATTCCACGCGCAACGCGTCCACAACATGGCGCTCGACATGCAGGCAAGTGAGCCGCGCTGGTTCTGGTGGCCCTATCCCGACTCGGCCTCGAGCCTGGGCTCGTACATGGACGTGAATGTCGGGCTCACCGAGCGCGCGCCCACGATCCCGATCACGTTCGGTGGCATCCCCGTCATCGTCAACGAGGATCTGCCGCCCGGTCAGATGTTCATGCTCGCTCCACCTGTCACCGAGGAGGGTCGCAAGGCCAAGCGGATCCTCGAGTCGTACTACGACGTCACCGCGCGCGTGTGTCCCACGATCCACGAGGACGAGGCCCGCGTCAGCATCGAGCTGGGCGGAGTCTCCGACGCTCAGTACCTCCGATACAAGCACGAGCTGCGCAGCATGAAACAACGCTTGGCGCGAGCGATGGGCCTCGATCGCTACAAGCTCTTCGACGATCCGGTGCCGGCGGACTTCCGCTCGCCGCTATCACCGCTTGAAGCCACCAAGGGGGACCGATGGGCCTTGCCGGGACTCTGATCCTCATCGTGCTCGCCGCGTTCGTGGGCAACCTGATCCTGCTGGTCGTGCTCAAGAGGCCGCGTGGGTAGAACGATCGTCCACGACTACACGCCGTACGGCGCTGTCCGCGAGCTGTGGGAGACGTACGACGACGAGGTCCTTCTCGAGGGCCCGGCCGGCACGGGCAAGACGCGCGGCCTCCTCGAGTGGGTGTTCGCCATGTGCGAGATGCACCCGGGCATCCGCGTGCTGTTCCTGCGCGACACGCGCGTCTCGATGTCGGAGACCGTCCTCGTCACGTGGGAGCAGCAGGTGGTCCCGCCGGGCCATCCGATCCTGATGCGCGGCGGAACGCGCGGGAACCGCGACAACTACTCGTGGCCGGACTCGAAGGACGGCACACCCGGCGCCGAGATCGTGCTGGCCGGCATCGACCGCCCCGACAAGTTCATGTCGGGCTTCTTCGACATCATCATCCTGTTCGAGGGCATCGAAGTCTCGACGGTCAAGCCGTACGAGCAGTTGCTCACGCGCTTGCGCAACATGGTCCTGCCCGGGCCTGGTCGACGTCGCCGGCAGCAGATGATCGTCGACACGAACCCTGGCTCGCCGCACCACTGGCTCAATCGCCGATTCTCGAGCACGGGCGTGCGCCTGTACTCGCGCCACCAGGACAACCCGCTGTATTGGGACCGCGAGAAGGGCGAGTGGACCGACCGCGGCGAGCAGTACATGGGCATCCTCGAGAAGCTGACCGGCGCTCGCAGGGCCAACTACCTCTACGGCCAGTGGCAGGGCGAAGAGGGCATGTGCTTCGAGTTCTACGACCCGGCCGTCCACGACATCTACCACCCGCTGCCGAACGACCAGGGCGTGATCGACTACCGGGCCTCGCTCGGCATCACCGACTGGTTCGGCTCGATGGACTTCGGCTTCACCGCGCCAGGTTGCTTCCAGCTGTGGGGCGCCAAGACCGGGGCCGACGGGCTCAAGGTCGCGTACCGGGTCAAGGTCATCTATCACACCAAGCGCCTGATCGACTGGTGGGCCCAGCACATCGAGGACTTGTGGAGCCAGGGCTTCAAGATGCGCCGCATCTTCGCGGACGCTGAGGACCCGGGCGCGATCGAGTTCCTCAACCACCGCCTGGGCCCGATCGTCGGCCGCGGTGCGCCCAAGCTCGTGGTGCCGATCGAGAAGGGCGCCGGCTCCGTGCGCGCCGGCATCGACCAGGTCAACTGGGCACTGGGCAATCAGCAGGGCGTGGCCAACCTGGTGCCTACCAAGACGCGCATGTTCTTCCTGAAGGACGCGCAGTACGGCGGCATCGACCCCGAGCTGGCCGAGGCCATGCTCCCGGTCAACGACGTCCAAGAGTTCCAGTCGTACGTGTGGGACGAGCAGGACCCCGACAAGCCCATCCGCGAGCGACCCAAGGAAGGCCGACCGAACCACGGCTGCGACACGACGCGTTACTACGCCGTCGGATCGTGGCCCTTCAACCTCGGCGGCCCCGTCGTGAAGGAGGCGCCGAAGCGTGGTACCGTCGATGACGTTCTCGGGTGGGACAGGCCCGGCGACGATGACGATGCGCCGCGCAAGTGGCGACCGGGAGCTGGCTGGAAATGAGCGCCACCGTCGAGCAGCTTTGGCAGAAGTACCGTCAGGACTCCGAGAAGCGTGACGGCTATCTCGAGCGCCTGGACGAGCGGACAAGGGAGTACACGGGCCCGAAGTGGGGCGGAGACGCCGACCCGGGCAACACCGACATTGCGCTCGAGGCGACCTCCTTTGAGTACCTGTCGCTGGTCGCCCCGACCCTGTGCTTCGACAACCCGCGCGTGCGCTGCACCACGTCGCTGCCCGCGCGCATGGGCGACATCTCGAAGGCCATGACCACGGCGGTCAACAAGCTCTGCGTGGACACGGAGATCGCCCGGCCGCTCACGGACGTCGCGTTCGACACGCTCACCGTGCATGGTGTGGGCGAGATCGACTTCGAAGAGTGGTTCGGCGTGTCGGCCGACATCCTCCACGTGGGCGGGCACAACAAGAAGGGCCGGCCCAAGCGCCCCGTGTTCCGCCACAAGAGCCCGCGCGAGTACGGGTTCGACTCCCTCGCCAAGAAGTGGCTCGACCGGCGCTACGACTGGATGGTGTTCATGTACCCGCGCGAGGAGTTGCTCGAGCGCGCGGCCAATCACCCCGACGAGGGCTGGAACGTCGAAGCGATCAAGAAGGCGCGCGGCGACGCCGACCTGGACATGCTGGGCTACGACGACAAGGTGCGCGACCTCAACCGCGACATGGTCGTGGGCGTCGAGTTCTGGATGCGCAACGAGCAGCTGCCGGGCTACGACCGCGAAGAGGGCTTCAACGGCACCTGTCGCACCGTGGGCGTCAACGGATCGCTGGGCCGCAACGGCCGGCCGCTCCAGCTGCGCAAGCCGCGCGGGTTCTTCGGACCGCCGGACGGGCCGCGCCAGATCTTCGGCATCTACCCGGTGCTCGACGATCCCTTCCCGCTCTCGCCCCTCACGGCGATGCAGATCCAGTCGGCCGACGTGAACGCACACGCGCAGGCCATCTCGACCGCCGCGGCCGGCTACAAGCGCCTGGTGTTCGTGGACGCCACCGACGTCGACCTGGTCGCCAAGGTGAAGCGCTGCAAGACCGATTGGGTCGTGCCGATCAACGGCATGTCCAAGGGCGGGATCGTGTCCGTCGAGCTTGGCGGAGCGTCCGAGACGCAGCTCGGGTACATGGGCCTGGCCAAGGCTCGACTGGACCGCGGCCTGGGTATCAACGACGCGCTGCGCGGCAACGTCACGGGCCTGGGCACCGCGCGCGAGAACGAGATCGCCGCCAGCTCGAGCAGCGTGCGCCTGGGCTTCGCCGACCGTCGGTTCGTGGCCGACACCGCTTCCGCCCTGAAGCGCATGGCCTGGTACATCTATCACTCCAACCAGGTGGCCATCCCGCTGGGCGAAGACGCCGCGAGCGAGATGAACATGCAGGGCCGGCAGGTGATGACCGCGGCCGGGCCCGTCATGGTGCCCCCCGAACCGTGGTTCCACGGTGGGCTCTTCTGGGAGGCCACGGGCCTCGACTTCGAGTTCCTGGGCCTGACCGTCGAGCCCTACTCGATGAAGCGCACCGACGAGGCGACGACCGCCGCGCGGATGCAGATGGCGCTCCAGCTCGCCGTCGAGATCGCGCCCGTCATCCCGCTCAACCCGCACGTGCGCTGGAAGCAGCTCTTCCAGATGATCGCCGACGCCAACAACTGGCCCGAGTTCTCCGACCTCGTCGACTTCGACATCGCGGCCAAGATGGCCCAGCTGCCGGCACCCCTGCCCTCGCCGCAGCCGCGCATGACCGGCGACCTCGGCCGGCCGCGCTCGGGTGCTGGTGGTGGTGGGCAAGCCGGCCTCGGGCGTCGGGCCCAGCCGGCCGCGGCGCCAGCCGCACCGAAGGTCGCACCGGTTCCGATGCCGGCCGCGCAGACGGCCGCGAAGCCCGGCATGGCCAAGAAGGCGAGCACCGCGACGAAGTAACGATGCCGACCTACACGTTCGAGAACACCGCGGGGGAACGCATCGAAGCGGTCTTCCCCATCTCCAAGTTCCCCCGCATCGGCGACGTGCGCCGGTTCGCCGGTCGCACGTTCCGCCGCATCCTGGACACGGGACAGGACGCAGCGAACAAGGCGATCGTCGCCGATTGGAGGTTTGCGTCCTGGCAGACCCCCCTCTACGATCCCCTCGGACCCAGACACGACGCTCTTGGCAGGGTGGCGTTCGTCTCGAAGGCGGAAGCACGGGAGTACGCGCGAAAGACGCGTGCGGCCGGGCGGCCGTTCGACATCGAGGAATGAACGATGGCAGGCAAGACAGTCGTGAATGACATCGCCGCGGCGAAGGACGTGAACCTCGCCAAGCACGTCCAAGGGATGCCGGGCATCGCGCCCGACCGTGGGGACACCAACGCCGTCCCCGCCGACACGGAAGCCGCGCGCCAGGTCGCCAAGGACCGCGCCCGCAAGGTGTCCAGGGAGGACGACTACCTCAAGGGCATCGTCGCCAAGGCGCAGGGCAAGAAGCCCGAGGAGCCGCAGCAGCGCCGCACGTCGAAGAAGGTGACCGTCACCGTGGAAGACGGCGATGACGACGAGCCGCAGCGCCGCGAGAAGCCGGAGCGCGCGGAGAAGCCCAAGGGCAAGAACAAGCAGGAACGCCAGCTCGAGGAGGACGCGACCGCCGAGCTGGGAGACGACGCCGACGAAGACCTCGACCTCCCCACGGAGGACGAGGACGACGCCGACGACGAGGCTTCCGACACCGACCCTGACGACGATCAGGAGGAAGAGGAAGGCGACGACGACCCCGCGATGCGAGAGCACCGGGAGCGCGCCATGCGCCTCGTGGGCAAGAAGACCCTCGACAAGCTCGACGATGCCGACATCGTCGAGTTGTCCAAGCGCCAGCAGCGCATCGAGCGCCAGCAGGCTCAAGGACGTCAGGCCGCACCCGACCAGGCCGCGAAGGCCACCGCCGCAGCAGGAACGAAGGAGGGCACCCAGGCGCCCGACCCTCTCGACCTCGACAAGGCCGTGGACTCGTTCGTGAAGACCTACGGTCAGGAGGCGGCCGAGCCGGCGAAGGCGATGCTGAAGCCCTTTGCCGATGCCGCTCGCGCTCAGCGCGAGGAAACGCGTGCGATGCGTGCCGAGTTCCAAGAGACCCTGGACCGCGCGGGAAGCGTGGTGCTCGAGATGGCTCTGGAGTCGGTGCGCGACGGGCTGATGAAGACCTTTCCCCAGCTCGAGGACGACGGCGAATGGGAAGCCGTGCATGGCGACATCGAAGACCTCTTGGCCACCAAGAAGCACAAGTCTGGCGGACTCCGCGGGCTGCGCGAGGTGGCGAAGAAGGCCGCTGGTGCTCGCTACGCCGATGCCCTGGTCGCCAAGCAAGAACGCATCAACCAACGCAAACACAAGGCCGAAAGCAATCGACCCTTCACCCGCACCACCCGGGGTGATCGAGGTCCCCTCCAACCTGAGCAGGCCGAGGAAGCGATCGGGATGCAGATCATCGCAGGGAAGCGAGGTGAGGAAGCTCGACGTGCCGTTCTCGGCCGCTGATCGAGAGACCTCACATGCCTGGAATCGACATCTCCTACTTCAACGACTTCATGGACAACACGGGCCCGGCGCTCCTCACCGACGCCCAATCCGTGCTGAACGAAGCCACCCGCAACACCTACCTCTACGGCCGGATGCTCAAGGGCGCCGGGATCGCTCGCACGCTCAAGGGCGGCAAGACGATCCGCGACGTCGTGATGTTCGACGAGAAGAGCACGCGCCAGCACGTGCAACGCGGCCAAGAGTTCAACTGGCAGAACCCGCAAGTCACCACGTACCACGATGTGCCGTGGAAGTTCACGCTCGACCACCTCGCGTGGGACGCGGCGGAAATCGACCTCAACGACAACACCGAGTACATGACGGATGCCGGCTGGTTCCACATGTTCAAGGAGGTCAAGCGCATCAAGTGGGAGCGCTTGTGGACCAGCTGGTACAACGGCTGCGAGGACGACCTCTGGGCGACGCCGTCGTTGGGCCAGATGGAGTCGAGCGGCGGCAAGACGCCGTACTGCATCCCCGCCCTGGTCAACGAAGAGACCAACGGCCTCTACAACACCGCCATCACCGGCAACTGGACGACCGGTGGCACCAAGCAGGGCCTGTCGGTCACGTTGAACCCCAAGTGGGACAACGTGCGCTACACCATGGCGCAGCTGCCGACCACGCCGGCCCTCGGCGCGGATTGGGACGGCTTCAGCTCGTTGTCGAAGGCGGTTCACGCGAGCGGCTTCGCGCCGTTGCCCGGCAAGGGCGAGCAGTACTCCGAGCAGGTGAGTCACCCGCAGTTCATCGCCACGCAGCTCGATGGCGTGACGAACATGGAGGTCGCGCTCCGTCGCCACAACGATCGACTGCTGACGCCGCAGGACGCCAACTACGGCAACCCGCGCTTCGCCGGCATCGACATCGTGTGGGTCGCCACGCTCGACACCGCGTTGCTCTACCCGGACGGCTCGGCCGGTGGCCTCGGCACCTACAACGGTGCCACGACGGTCAAGAAGGGCCCGCGCTACTACGGCATCAACCCGCTGTACCTGTTCCCGGTATTGCACGCCAAGTACTACGCCAAGGTGGGCAAGGTGCGTGAGCACCCCAACCAAGTCGACACGTTCGTGCAGATCGTCCAGCAATGGCACAACCTGTACGCCCGTTCCCTGCGCCGTCAGTTCATCGTGTCGCCGTTCGCCACGCTGGTCTGATCCCCAACCCACCAACGCCCAACCGGGCCCCGGTGAGAGCTGGGGCCCAGAAACGACAAGACACATGAAGCTGGTTTCCACGTCGCTGCCGCAGGGATTCGACTGCGTCGACGAGTACGTCTACCTCTACAACGTCAGCGCCAACACGATCTACCTAGGGTCGATCGCGGCGCTCGACTTCGACACGGGCGATGCGACCTTCACCGGTGGCACGACCTCGGCCTTCACGCGTGGTGGCTTGCCCACCCCTCTGTCGGCGTCCGCTGGCGTCGTCGCGGCCTACACGGGCACGGCGGGCCTCGCGGTCAACGCGCTCGGCAAGTTCCAGATCCGTGGCAAGCAGGTCACCGTGCGCCCGTCGACGGGTGGCGCGGCGGTCCCGCTCACCAAGGGTTGGAACGGTGGTCCGGCCAACGGTTTCCCGGGCGTCACCTTCGCGGCGGCCTCGGGCGGAACGCTGAAGATCTGCGCGATCCTCACGTCGGCGTCGGGCAACTACAACGGCGGAACGGTCGGCAACAACGACCACACGCCGGTGTTGGCCTTCTTCGACGGCATCAACGGTCTGCGTTGATGTTCCGCGGCCCTCGGGCCGCATTTGAAAAGGCGGGGAGGGGGTTGCTGTTGGATCCTTCGATCCACGGCCTGCCCAGCTCCCTCCCCGCCCCTACCCCTCACTCGGAACGAACCACATGGCCCTCCTCGCCCAGCAAGTCGTGACCCGAGCAGCCGAGATCCTCGGCACGGACATCCCGCCGTCCGTCACGCCGCTCGGCCTCCTCAACGAGGTGGGCCACGTCCTGTACTCGCACGTCGAGTGGGCGTTCCTCATGCGCGCGCCGGTCACCGCCGACCTGGTCGCCACGCAGAACTACGTGACGCTGCCCGCGGACTTCGGCGAGTGGCGCGGCCGTGGCGCGATCGCCACCAACGGGCTCACCAACTTCGTCAAGCTCACCACGCCGGACGAGTACGACGACGCCGTCTCGTACGGGATCGCACCGGTGGGCTTCACCTACATCGGCACCGTGTTCACGCCGGAGAGCCCGTCGACCGGGCCCGATCCCGCTCCGCGCCTGTACGTGTACCCCGTGCCCGTGACCAACCAACCCGGCGCGGTCACGATCCTCTACCGCGCGACCTGGCGCCAGCTCACCTCGGCCGAGGACCACATCAACCTGCCGACGTGGATGGAACCGCTCTTCTTCGACTGCGTGCTGGCCTACCTGAAGGGCCTCACCGAGCACGACAACGCGACCGTCGCCGAGCGCCTGGCCAAGGTGCTGACGATGGACAACCCGCTCTATCGTGGGGCTCGACGTCGTGACGGGTTCCAGCAGTCGGTGCCGGGCCCGATGGAAGGTGGGCACGTGCAGGATCGGCGCCGCGGCAACCACGGAGGGTGGGTCGGCTCGACCCTGGCCAATCCATCCTGATGGCGACGGTCGACATCCCGCTGCCCTTCGGGGGCGAGTCCCAGGACCTCGCGCGCGTTGCCCAACCTCCGGGCACCGCGCGCACGGCCAGGAACGCTCGTGGCACCAATCCCGACACGGGACGTGCCGGCGAGGTGTCGTCGCGCGCGGGCATGGACAAGGCATGCACGGTCAAGGTCGACGCCGTCGGGGGCGGCAAGGTGCAGGACGTCGGGCAGATCACCTACGACGCCAAGCGCAAGACGTACTCCGTCGCGGGCACCAACCTCGGCGTGCTCGATTGGGCGCAGCGTCTCGGCGGCGATGGTGATTGCCTGGCCGTCGTGCCGGACCTGGTCGGGAACATGTACTGCGTTGCGGGCGGGCGCAGCGTCACGAAGCTCAACAGCGCCGGCAAGACGGTGTGGACGCTCACGCTCGAGATGCAGCACCCCGACCACCGCTGCCGCGCGATCGCGATCGACGAGTTCGGGGGCGTGTACCTGGCCGTGTCCTACGGCGGCGACGTCACCAAGTGCCGGATCTGGCGCTACCAGGAGCAGGACGACGATTCGACGCCGCTCCTCTCGTGGACGCTCGACGTGCCGTGGTTCATCGAGCAGATGAAGTTCGCGCTCGGCCGGCTCTACACGATCCAGAACCAGCCGCGCGAGTTCCAGGCCCGCATCGTCGTGTACTCGTCGCCGCGGAGCTCGAGCGTGCGCGCGGAGAGCACGAACGACTGCGCCTACCCGGTGGCCAACTTCGACGTCGACACGGCCGGCAACGCATTCGTGTCGAGCCCGCCCTTCGCGCAGCGTGCGCTCAACCCGCGCGCGCCAGGCTTCACGCCGGCCTCGACCGGCTGGACCCCGAACGACGACAAGGACATCGTCACGGGCGGCATCACGTGGCAATACTGCGCCAACGTGAACCTGTGGTGGTGGGCCGACATGAAGAAGATGCTCGGCTTCACCGAGGGCAAGCCGGTCCCGACCATCCTCGACTTCTCGCCCAACGGCCGGCACCTGTACGCCAACGTGAACGCCGGCTGGAAGGCTGGGGTCTACAACGAGCACGGCGTGGGGTATCGCCCCTCGCTGCGCTTCGACGGCGCGACGACCGGCTACGTGTCGGGCCCCAACCCCGGCGCCGGCGAGAACACGGGCGACGCGCAGAAGAACATCCTTCCGGGCTACGGCACCGATTCGAAGGGCTGGTTCATGATCCTGGTGCTCCGCCCGGCGCTCGAGAGCGCGGCCCCGGTCGAGCGGTCGGTGTTGCAGCAGACCGACGCGCTCGCCGCGGGCGCATCGGCCGGGCGCCTCTTCGTCGCCTCTGGCAGCAACGGCGCTCCGACGATCGGCGGGATCCGCGTCTCGGGCGTGCTCGGCGCCGGCACCATCGACTACTCGGGCAGCTTCAACACGAACCCGCCGTGCGTGCTCGTGACCGTCTACCAGACGACCGGGACGACCAAGCAGCTCGCCTTCCGCGTGAATGGCTCGCCGATCGGCGCCAGCGCCGCGGTGGCCAACTTCGCCGCGACTGGGCCCACCTACCTCGGGCGCCTGGGCAACGTGATCGGGGGGCTTTCCCCGTTCCTCGGCGACTTCGTCGCGGGCGCGACCATCTTCTTCCAGAACAGTGGATCGGTGGCGCCGATCTCGACCGGCGACAACCTGCCGGTGCGCGTGCTCGAGGAGTTCGAGGGGTACTTCGCGCACGACAACGGGATCGCGCACCTCCTCCCCGCCGGCCACACGTGGAAAGCAAGCCCGCCTCCCAAGACGGGTGCCAGCACGAACCCCGCGTTCCAGCTCACTCGGCAGGAAGGGATGCTGGCCAAGTACAACGCGACGACCGCCGGCCTGGTCTGGGTCGCGACGACCGGCACCGGCACGCCGCTGGGCGGAGTCGGCCATGGCGTCGTGTGCGGAAGCGGCGGACGCGTCTACACGACCGGCCCGCGCGTCACGAACGGCACGGTCGACGCAGTCGGCGTCCGCTGCCTGATCGACAAGGGCGACTCGTACTCGACGGCCAAGGCCGACGGCGCCTGGTCTGAGCCGATGCCCCCGGGCTCCGCGTGGACGCCGGGCTTCGCGGTGCCGGGCAGCTACGACCTCGACAACCCGAACACGCGCCTGGCTGTCGACACGTTCGACAACCTGTACGTGCCGTACTACCGCATCCGCGCCGGCGGCCTGACGGACCTGTTGCAGACGTTCGTGTTCGCGAAGGGCGGCCAGGACGTGGGCACGTACCTCCGCGGGAAGGTCCTCGACACGCTCGACACGGTCCAGTTCCCCGACGACCAGCAGGTCTATGGCGTCGTGTGCGACCCGACCGTGCCGCCGTACGTGGTGGGCGACGGGACGGGCGCGATCGCCGACGACTTCAAGAAGGCGCCGAGCTCGCTTGGCCAGTACCCGCGCGCGGAGCACGTGGTACTGTTCACGCGCTCCGCGGCCGGCGGGGCGGCTATTGCCAATCCGGTGCTGCCGACCGTCCACCGGGTGCGGATGGTCACGACAACCTCGAACGGTGGGAGTCCGCGTGCACGCGCGCTCCTGGCTGTCTCGGGTGGCAAGATCAAGCGATGGGAAGCCCCAGGCACCATGGTCGATCCCGCGGGAACGGGCACCCTGGCGTCACCCCAGCTCTCCGCCGGCGCGAGGTTCATCTCGCACTTCGAACTCTTCGGCAAGCTGTACTGGGTCGATGGCCGCAACTACCTGCGCTACGACCCGCGCACCGACGTCGTCGAGAAGTGGACCTCGCGCTCGAGCGGGAAGCTCCCCGCCGGCTGCGAGCTGGCCGTGGCGTGGAACGGCCGCGCGGTCCTCTTGCGTGGCGAGAGCGGCTACGACTGGCACATGGCGCGGCAGGGCGACCCCGACGACCACCGCACGATCCTGCCGATCCCCGATCCCCAGCAGGCCATCTCGGCCGCGACGTCCCTTGCCGGCCAGGCCAAGGACATCATCAACACCGCGGTCCCGTGGAAGGACGACGGGATCATCTTCGGCTGCGACTCGTCGATCTGGCTCCTCAACGGCGACCCGGCCCCCGGCAACGGCGGAGTCTTCGACCGCATCACCGACAAGATCGGCATGTCCTACGGGCGCCCGTGGACGACGGACCCGACGGGCACGCTTTGGTTCTGGGCGTCGACGGGCGGACTGTACCGGATGCGCCCGGGCCAGCGGCCCCAGCCCGTGACCGACACGACGCTCGACGTGGCCATGTCGAAGGTCGACCTCTCCGCGTACTACGTGCGCCTGGAGTGGGAGACCAACAAGCGGATGCCGGGCCTGTACGTGAAGGTCTGCCCCTACGGCGCCGGTGGCACGCCGGTGCAGCACTGGTTCCTCGAGGCCAAGCCGGGCGGCCCCTTCACCGACACGCACGGCGTGGTCGGCAACACGGGCGTGCAGCCGACGTGCATCGGCACCTTGGACGGCGATCGCCCCGACGATCGCATCGTGGTGGTCGGGTGCGAGGACTCCTACCTGCGCTTCTTCACGCCGGACGCCAAGGACGATGACGGCGTGCCGATCGCGTTCGAGACCTTCATCGGGCCCCTGCGTCCCAAGCGCTCCAGCGCGAAGATGCGCTTCGGCCTGGTGCGGGCGCTCCTGTCCGAGTCTGGCGGCCCGGTCGACTACGAGCTGTTCGGCTCCGACACGCCAGACGACATGGGCGCCGCGAAGGCATCGGGCACGTTCCGCTCGAACAAGGACCTGCGCAAGCCGGGCAACGTGAAGGGCAACTTCCTCGGCGTGCGCCTGTTCTCGGCGCGGGCCGGCTCGCGCGTCGGGCTCTCGCGCCTCACGTGCGACATGTGGGAGTGCGGACGGGAGACGATCGAGTGACCGCCACGCGATCCCCCAGCGACAACCCCCGCTCGCGGCGCAGCGCCGCGGCGGCCGTCGACCCGTTGCCGGGCGATGGCGTCGAGACCCGCGGCGACGGCGAGACCGTCGTGCGCGTGCGCCTGCCCGTGAAGCTCAAGGACGGAGAGGTGTGGGTCGAGTTCCTGGCGCCGATGGTCGTCGAAGGCGAGCAGGTGACGCTCAAGCTCAAGGACCCGATCACGATCACGGACGGAGCACTCGCTCTCGCCCCGGTCGATTCAGTGGTAGACATTCCAGCGGGCGCCGTCGTGGCAACGGTGCTCGACAAGGTCAACGAGATCCTCCGCGTGCTGCGCGCGGGGGGACTGATGCAGGTGTGACATGGGTTTCCTCTCCAAGGTCGGCAAGTTCTACAAAGGTGGAGCGGACTTCCTGTTCAAGAGCCCGCAGGACGCCGCGAACCGGGCCAACATGGCCAACGAGCGTGCGATCAAGGGCACGTGGCAATCGCTCTGGCCGCAGCAGCAGGGCCTCCAGGCCGAGGCCAAGCAATCGGCCCTCGAGACGCGCAAGCTCGTCGGTGAGGGGACGGACCGGGCGATCGGTGCGATCAACGCCGGCGCCGTCGCCGCGCGCCAGGACGTGGCCGACCAGGCCCGCGTCGGCGAGGCCGGCGGGATGCAGTCTCTCGCGCGCTCCGGGCTCTACGACTCGACGAACGCCGCGCAGCTGAAGGTGGCCACGGGCCAGTCGCTCGGCCGCGCGTACGCCGCGATCGAGGACGCGACGTCGAACATGATCTCCAACGCGCTCTTCCAGAAGACCGCGATGGACGCGAACGCCGAGGGCGGAGTGGGCGAGCAGGCTAACCAAGCCATCGGGCAGAACCTCGGGTGGGGCCAGGGCTACACCGGATCGCTCGGGCAGATCCAGCACGTCGGCGGCCCGTCGCTGTTCCAATCGCTGCTGATGACCGGGGCTCAAGCCTACGGCGCTTCCAAGGGAGCCAAGCTGTGATCATCGACCATTCGAACGGCTGGGCCGACACGATCGCCAAGGCCGGCGACAACTACCTCAAGGGCCAGTCTCAGGGCGCCGAGATGGCCCGCATGAAGGAGATCCTGACCACCGCGCGTGAAGCGCGCGCGCGCCGCAAGATCGAGAACGACCGGGCCGACGCGGAGTACCCGCAGGACCGGGCTGACACGCTCGCACAACGCGCCGTCCAGCTCCGCCAGGGCACCGCGGCCGCGCGCCTGGGCGAAGCTCAGGCCACCGGCCTCGAGAACGCGCAGAACGCCGCGGGCGACGAGGTGAAGCGCCACCAGTACGACATCCAGCAGGAGGCCCAGCACCTCGCCGACAAGTACTCCGGCGGGAAGCTCCCGCCCGAGATCCAGGCCAAGGTCGCCGAGCGGAACGCGATGCTCGAGCACATCCAGGGCGCGACGCCGGCGGAGACCGCGAAGGCTCGCGCGTTCTGGGCGGAGGACTCGAAGCAAGCGCTCGAAAAGGACTTCCTCCCGATCCGCAAGACGAGCGTGCGCACCAAGCTCGCCAACATGCTGGGCAACCCTCAGTACGGCGAGGATCCGCGCGCGGGCGCCGCGCTCACCGGGCTCGAGGACCAGCTGGCGCCGGTCAACGGGCAGGAGCCGGAGTGGAACCCCGACGACATCGGGCAGAAGCTCGACACGATCCAAACCCTCCACGCGCAACGCGAGCGCTACGCGCGCGATCGCGCCGACTTCGAACAGACCGCCATGGAAGCGCGCGATCGCCTGGCCATGGGCGGAGACGTGCCTCCCGAGGTGAAGGGCGCCGTCAACCAGCTGATCGCCGACGTCAACGCGTCGAAGTACGACGGCGAGTTCGACAAGGCACACGCCGAGCTGACCAAGCTCATGGGCCAGGGCCGCAGCAGCCCGGAGGCACTCGAGGGCCGCGGCCGGACGATGGACAAGATGCCCGCGCGCGTGCGCGCCCAGCTGCGCGTGCAGGCCCGCGAGACGTACGAGCCCAAGCTCCTGAAGATGGTCGCCGACGGCACCATCGACCGCTCGGAGTACAAGTCGATCCTCTCCGACCTCATCGACGCGGCC